GTTTGTTGTGCATCTTCCAAAGATAGGCCTCGGCTCATATAATTTCTAATCCACTTATTCATCATTAAATTTTTCATCTTAGGTGACAAATTGTCGAATTTTTTTTTATTCATGCAATGCCTTTAAGGTTTCGCTTGATAGACCTATTCCAGCTCACACTTGCGCCAGACAGGGCTGTGGCTGCGTCTGATGCCATAGTTAAACATAATGCATCCGCCAAGTCAGGCGATTTTAGCCCACGCTTGCGCATCGCGTCCTTACTCTCAGCCTTCATCTTGCCTGCGCTGGTAAATGCGTACCTTATGCCAGTTAGCTCGGCTAGGAGCTGATCATTTTTTGGCAGCTTGCATGACCTGTCTTCCAGCCACGCTTTAGTCTTAAACCATAACTCGCTGCGCAGATTCATGTAAGTCTTGCCCATAGCAGGCGCTTCGCCAACATTAATTCCACGCACTGGAGCGCCTAACTCACGTAATCTATCAACTACTCCGCCGCCAACGCCGATACTGTCCACAAGTATTTCGTTTGGGCGTAGGCTTGGCGATAAATTATCATATTCAGCCATTACTCTGCCCACAGTCTGCATTAAGTCTAAGCCTTGCCACGCTTCAATATCAGTTACAACATTGCCATACCTTTTGCACAATGCAGTCTTATCTGTGCCAAACCTAGCAACATCCAAGCCCCATATAGGTCTAATGTCAGGCGTAATCTCAATATCACGGTGTATTGCGCTCTCTGCGAGATGAAACGGTATAATCGTATCATCATCAGCCATAGGGAACTCACCTAGCACACGTATGCGGAATGCATTTGAATCCTCGCCGTAACGCTCACGCATTTCATCGACAAACTCTGTTGATACAAGCGGGCTATCGACGCACGACCATCTGCGCGTCCACCAGCTCTTAGCTAATCTAGTTTGGCTCTCAAAAAATGTGCCTGACGAACGTGTGGGGTTAGACAAGAGTAACGTGGTAGCATTATGCCCTGACATTGACCCAGCGGCTGCCTCAAAGACTTTCTCAGGTACACCTGATGCCTCATCTACCACCAATAAAACATTCTCAGAGTGAACGCCTGCTAACGCTTCTGGCGTTTCTGCGCGTGACGTTCTAGCGGATATGAAAGCCTCTGACGCTGCCGACGTTAGCTCGACGCGGTCTGATTTGGTGGTTAGCAATTGCTGTAGATGGGGTGGCAACTCGTTAATCCATCGTTTTAGCTCGGCAAACAATGCGTCAAACAATTGGCTAGACGTGGGCGCTGTGACGACGACTTTATTGGGAAAGCGTAGCAGGAGAAACCAGAGCATAGCCCAAGAGGCTGACGTGGACTTGCCTGTACCGTGGCCTGACCTTACGGACATTTTACGCTCGCCATTCGCTATGGCCTCCAGAAACTCTGCTTGGTAATCGTATGGCTCTGCGCCTAGCACCTCTTTGACGAACAGCACTGGGTCATCCCGGTAACGTAGGACAAACTCTTGTAACGGATTGTCACTCATCTGATACATCCTCATAATCTGCGTCAATCGTCTTGGCTTCACGCTCTTGGTCTTCTTTATGGATAGCTGCCAGATCGGAATTGACTTTGCGTAATGCGTCTAAATGCATGTCACCCACAGATATAGTCACGTTTGTCTGGGGTCTATTGCCGTATCGCTCCTGATTATACGAGCCTGCCATAAATTTGCGCCACTGCACCTTTTCTCGGGTGGCGGCTATTTCGCTTGATGTGCTGCCGCCATCCAGATCATCTACCATTGTTAAGCCTTGCTCTACGAGTGCATCAGCTGCCTCTTGCCTAGCTTTGCGTAGGGCTTGCTCGTACTCAGGTATGGTCTTGAGAGATGTGCTGAGATACTGCCGGGAGCAATCATATTCTTTTGCAAGGGCTGTGAGTGTCGTGCCTGAAGCTATCTGCTCAAACAAGTATTCAGCACCGCCTTTGCTTAGTACATCGGCAAGTATTCTTCTGCGTAATGCTTTGCCAGCCATTGTTGTTCTCCTATCTACCGTGGTTAGGGTGAAAATTATATTTTTTTTCGGCGGCACTTCTAGCGGATGCTGCTTCTGTAATATTATCATAATATCCAAGGTTAATTGTTTTTCGATTAACGCCTATTTGTGCTGACCACTTTGATAATTTTTTATTCCAAGATACACCAATAATCCCGCTAGTATTAGTGCTAGGGCGTTTTTTATTTTTACCATTTTCACGAACACTAACAACTCTCATATTTTTTATGCGGTTGTCTAATGGGTTTCCATTGATATGATCGATTTGTTTATTAGGCCATTTGCCGTGATATAATGCCCAAGCAACTCTGTGAGCGCCGTAAGCTATCTTGTTAACCTTGCATTTAAGATATCCTCTGCCATCCTTGTAGGTTGCAGTTTCTTTGCCGGCATAGTTACTATTCCAATATTTAACTGATCTTTCGATGTTTGCTGTTTTAGGCGGGTAATGCTCTTTGGTTCTCTTGAGCCAATACATTCTGCCCGTCTTTGGGTTATAACGTATTGTCTTGCGTAAATACTCTACAGTTGGTAATTCTTTTTTCATCGCGGCTATCCTTTCATAGCTATTGCCGTGTAGGTGCATTACTTTTTGCAGTTTAAGTAATGCACCATTATACTTTAAATTATTTTTTTTCGAGAAGCAACATAGGCAATTGTGTGCGTGAGATTATACACACACACTACCCCCGTAGAATCCGTTGACGGGGGGGCTTCCTCGCTGCGCCAGATGTACTAGTTTCGCCTAAATGGAACAACGCATAGCTCATATTGGCTGTATATTGGCCTATATTTGGCTAACCTATTGATATCATTAGATATACTGTAGATTTACCTGTATATGTCCGATAATGTATATTATGTTAACTTTCAGTTTATCCGAAACTGTTGACTATAGTTTTGCTTTCTATTACGCGGATGCGCCCGTGCAACGGCGTGCCAATGTGTTGTATCGCACGTAATCTACATGTAATGCAGAGCATGTTATGCCGCCAGTAAGTCAATGCACTGTCTTCTCTGCTTCCTCAAGCACTTGCTCATGCAGCTCTATGAGCGCCTCTGCCAATGATTGCAGTACAGTCTGAGCCGGCACAATAGTAAGCCTATCAGTTATATAATTGCATAGCTCGTTTAGCTCATGGTCAGCATCGTCACTGTCAGCACAATGTAAATCTAAGGTTAAGTTTATGACAAACTCAGACAATGCTTTGCTCCGTGTTATGTGGGCGTGCAGTGAGGAAAGACAACCGCACGCCCCAGTTAAGCGGGCGTCGCATTGAAATGCAAAACAATGCGTCGGGAGGAGGAGAACCCGCTAACTATACTATGCCTTATGAAAGGCTGTTGATCAAGCCTATCCGACCTCATTTGCCAGCTCATGTGCCAATGCTAAATAACCGCAGCCATCAATGCTGCTATCCTCATGCACGCCACCGCGTAGCCTCGCAATCTTCAGCAAGGCCATCATGTTCGCCACGTCAGATGCAGCTACATCCCTGCCAAGATACGCGCTCCACATGCGAGCAATTGTCGTGAAGTTTTCCGCAGCACTTCCATACTGCCTCGCCCTATCCCCGTTAATCAAAAGATCAGCCGTGTCCAATACCTCAGACCTCGACTTACCCCGGCCAACCTTCGCTTGATCTACTTCGCCCTCGCTTGCCTCGGTCTTGCCGCCAGCCGTTCTAATGTTTATCTTTTTCTTCATCTCTTGTTCCATATTATTTAACCCCGATTTTCCTTATCTCATACTATTCGCTTAACTACATACTAATATACTATACCTTAAGGTATATAGTATTAGTAGTAGATTGGTTACGATATACTAATTGCAATTAGTAGTTTGTCGTGTAAGTCATTGATATTGTTGCTACTAATGCTAATTAGTAGGTAATTAGTAGGTTGCATTTTAGCTCATTTTCCCGAAATCATCGCAAAACCATATATAGCCTTCATTTTGCACAATATGACCAGCACTTGTGAGGCCTGCAATTGACTGCTTGTAGGTTTGTGATGGGTTCGCTACGCCAGATACTTTACCCATGAAATGCTTCTTAATATCCTCCTCTTTAATAACCCAGAACGTGCTAGGTTCAGGCCAACCAACGCCGGCAGGATTGGACATGCCAATGCCCTCGCCTCGCAGCTGTTGGAAGCACGTCTTAAATAATATCTGATTCTTGCCCTTTATGGCTTTCTTATTGGCAGCTTCAACGTCATCACTGCTTGCCGGCACGATCACACATGTCGTCACAGCATCGCCGTCCATATCATGCCCTAGCTCAATTACATTCAACTTAAAGTGAAACTTACGCCCACCCTCCAAGTCTCTCTGCTTGGTGGCTAATGCAGTACGCAAGCCCGTCGCCTCGTCGTATGATAGCTCTATCTCAGTTTCCACAGCAGCTCTCAGTGAGCTATGCCCACGCGCCTTTGCGTCTAAGTTCTTGCCAGAGTGATGCACAAGCAATAGGTGGGCATCAGTCTCACCGCGTATCTTATCACACGCAGCTATCACAGCCGTTGATGATGCAGGCGAGTTCTCATCGCCGCCGGGCATTGATCTCGATAGCGTATCAACGATAATCATAGCAATATCGCCATGCGCTCGTTTAACCTCGTCACACAAATCAATGATCAGCTGCACGTCAGCGTTTTCCTCAAGCAAATTTACTGGCAATGCACGCATAGCTAATTTAGCCTCATGCTCTGGATATTGCTGGCGTAAGGCTACGATCCTATTATGCGTCGTCATACCGCCCTCAAGAGCTAAAAACAGCACGACGCCTCCCTTAACCTTATTGCCATGCCAATCTTGCCCCGCAGATACATGCCACGCCACATCTTGCACAAAGAATGACTTACCAACATTGCTTGGCCCATACACCATCGAGAGCTGCCCAGCGCCAAACCATCCTTTGACAAGATAACTCCTGTCTAGCTGTGGCATTGCATCGCCCGGAAAGAACACCTGATCAAGTAAGCTCTTCACTTCCAATGCCTTAGCAGTCGCTTCTTTACCTCGATTAACCCACATATCATTGAAGTCCCATCCGCCAACATCAGGCACAATAGACTTCACACCATGATCTGCCACGCATTTTTCAATGGCTTTAATGCCTGCCTCGTCGTTATCACCAGCCACCACTATGCGTAAATTAGGTCTAGCTTCAAGCAGCTCACCTATCACGGCAGTCATATTGCCCGCAGATAATGCGAATACTGTTGGCCTATCTGTCGCCATATGCACTGACATTGCAGTTGCCCAACCTTCGCAAACGTAAATCAAATCGTTTAATTTACCACCAATTACACTAAAATTACCAACAACTGGCATACCTGACGAAAATTTCTTTGCGCCTGTCGGATTAATGCTCTGCGTGCCTACACGCTTACCTTTGGCATTTATTACAGGTATATCTAATATGTCACCCTTTATAGACGCATTGCCTAATCCAATCTTTTTCTTAATCAGGTATGGATGCGTTGCTTCTAGCTCTGCTTCAGGCCAACTTATTGTATATTCTCTCGTCATTGGCTTCTCATTCTCATCAGGCCATAAACTCTGCCTTCGCAGCGCATCCTTTATGCCTGCATAATCTGAGCATTTACGGCACGTAACCATCACTTCATTATCAGACGTTTCCTTAATCCAGAACCGATCTTCACCCTGACATACCGGGCAAGCACCATGATATTCGCCTATGGCAGTCTTTTTCAATGATAATGCACTAATAATTTTATCTGAATATCTATCCCAGCTTGCATTTGGAAATTTCGTGTTTTGCATTTTATCCCTTCCTCAATTTATCGGACATGGTGGACATGTCCCGCTTTTGTCTTGTCCTGTCTCGGACATAGTGGACATGTCTCGCAAATGTCCTGTCGTGTCCGTTAGACAAAACCTATGTAAGTTCTGTCTAACGGCATGTTTATTTAAAATGGAATGTCATCTTCCAGATCATTTGATGGTGTAGGCGTAGCTGGTGGCAATCCAAATGGGTCTTGCTCCACACCATTTATTGGTGTTGCTCCACCAGAACATCCGCCTGCAAA